AGACAGGTAAAGAGTCTGGTCGAGGATGGTGTACAGGTTGCTATCGTGACCGGTGGCGGTAACTTTTGGAGAGGTCGTACCAGTGAAACGATCGACCGTACCAAGGCAGATCAGATCGGTATGTTAGCTACCGTTATGAACTGTGTATATGTTTCTGATATTTTCCGCTATGTTGGTTTGAAGACAAGTGTTATGACACCGTTTGTCTGCGGAGCGTTTACAGAACTGTTTTCAAAGGATAAAGCTGTGAAGGCGTTGGAAGCGGGAGAGGTTGTATTTTTTGCCGGTGGA